ATTCTTATGTTACTCATTTTTACTCTTCAGCCTTGAAGTTTCCATTTGAAGCCGAACTTGCTTATCGCCTGTTATGGTTCGTCTGCCAACTTCAGGATTCTGAAAAATCGAAATGGTTTTCACATTTCCGTAAATGTGCCGAAAGTTTGGTGGAATTTGATCAGTCGTTCCCCTTACCATACTCTATGACTGAACTAATTGAAACTTTTAAAATGAAATAAAATTGGAAAGATTTAAAGTATTACGTCCGAACGCTACTGAAAGTGCCTTCGGCTACGGTGACGACACCTCTAATTATGCAACCGTCGTTAGCGTTGACTTCGTTCAACGATTAAGAAATACCGTCCTAGTAGATTTACATGTGAAGCAACTCATGCAAAATCGACCTTCGTTCACGTTCTACGGATCGGCCGAGCACACCCTTCTCGCCCCCCTATCTGAAGCCATCCTAACTGGAGAGGCTCCAGTGAGCTTGCTTTTCAAGCTAGCTCAGACAACCGGTGGTTTAAGTAGGATGCTCGGTCTTGGTAGATCCAAAGCAGGAGTTGGAACTATATCCCAACTTTTCACTAATCTACTACCTTCCCTTAAAACTCCTGGTGTTTATGAATATCCTTGGGCAGACGATAAAACTAAGCCTAAGAATGCTTATGAAGTATTTGGCGCTTTTCTGTCTGCCGCCCTCCAGGATCCTAAGACCAGGGAAACGGTGTTCAAGACTATTTCCCGTCCCACCTATAAGTTTCAGCCAAATTTAGATGTAGATCTCCCATCTGATGTGGCTATTATGCAGCAGATGATTAACTCCTTGGAGATATTTGGTCTGTCTGGGAAGCGTCAGCCCCTTCTAGGGTCGGATGGTGACCCCGTTCTATCTATGCGATTCAACATTGAGGATTTCCTCACCGCTGATCCCAAAGATAAGGCTGCTATGGACAACCAGTTCACAGCTGCCATTTGGTATATGATGTACGCTCAGATCGCTCAATCTCCTGAAAGCTACGACGCCGCTATGCCTTCTGTTCCTGTGACTCCTCAAGATGGCGTGATTGCCTCATCCGTTTTAAGTTTGTTAGGCTCTTTGACCCAAACTGCTTTCTCGGCGGCCTCAGCTCCCTATTATACCGATCTTCTTATTACTATTAAGTTTCTTGAAGAAACGGTTGAATTTCTGGAGACCTCACCTTATTGTCCAGCCGACATCGTTACCAAGATAAGAGGCCAATTCTCTCAAGCTAGGGAGAAGATTACTGACATAGCGTACCCTCCTACAGTTTCATATTCTAACACTCTTATTGATTACATGAAGAAGCTAACTGGCGCTAGGTACTTACTTCCTGGCTTCATTGCTGAATGGACGTCCCTTGACGGGAAGATTAAACCTTTCTCTCCTCTGACTTATAAGAATATCGTTGATATCCCTGGTAAGTATAGAGGTTCGCTTAAAGGTATG